GTGAGAACACCGATTACATGCACGGTTACAGGTGGTCCCAGCTTTCAGGCGCGACCAACGACCCGGCCGAGATACTCAAAGACTTCAAGGACCCGCCGGAAGGGAATCTCGGCGATGTCTACCGTTTGAGGCTTGGCCTTCCGTATATCGCCGCCGAGGACAGACTGGCGAGCGTCGCAGTCTACGCCTGCTGCAACAACGACGTGATGCCGACGAGTTCCAGGGGACCGTGCGCAATGGGCGTTGACGTAGGCAAGATAAAGCATATCGTCATTGGCCAGCGCACCGGCAAGGACGAGTTCGAGATTCTCAAGGTCGCGCGTCTCTCGGCGTGGGAGGATATTCACGATCTGGCTGTACGATACAACGTCAAAAGCGCCGTCATTGATATTCGGCCTTACGAGGATGAGGCGCGGAGGTTCCAGAAGGCAGAACGCTACAAAATCTACCTGTGCGAGTACAGCGAGAATCCGATGCAGGACGCTTTTTGGAATAACAAGACCAAGACCGTCAAACCCTATCGCACGGGCATATTCGACAGGACACATTCGTTGATAGCCGATGAACGCCTGCGGATACCGCGGCGCTGTCAGGAAGTCGAAGCGTTCGTCAAGCAGGTCTGCAATACGGCGAAGGTTTCAGAGTTGAACCAGAGGACGGGTTCGTCCGTATACAGATACAGAGCCGTAGGCTCAGGCGGCGACCATTATCGAAATGCGCTGAATTACTTTTATTTGGCGGCGAGTGGTAGTAGAATAGCCAGAGTATCCCGAACGGGCAATCGGCCAATGCGCACGGCGGTTGCCGATAACGAGTATGCAAGGTTAGGATAGGAGCAGATGATGGGTCGAATACTCACCGCACTTGCCGGTCCGGGCAAAGAGGCGCTTTACGGTGCTGGGGCCAGACGGGTCGTAAGTGGTATCGGAGACATCTTTGAGACACCGGACGTTCCCACAATGCCCGAAGTCCCACCGCCGCCCGCGATACCGGAAGTCGGGGAAGAACCCGGCGTCTCGGCGCGTAGGCGCGCTCGAACACGCCGTGGGTATAGGCGAACCATCCTGACTGGCAAACTCGCTCCACAGACTGGCAAGAAGCAATTCTTGGGGGGGAAATAATGGCTGAAGACCAAAGAGCGGTTGACATAATCAAACTCTACGAGCATGAAGAGTCTAAGGTCGTCAACTTCCGTTCGCTTTTCCAGGATGTCAGCGACTACATGCGCCCGCGCGATGACCAGATTACGAGAAAATCGTCACCGGGCATATCGAAGACCGACCGTTTGTTTGACCCGACCGGCGTAATGGCGGCAGTGGAGATGACCTCCGGCCTGTCCCAGAACCTCATAGCTCCTGGACAAGAGTTCTTCATGCTGCGCATGACCGACAGGGAGTTGAACAATCAGGAGGCCGTCAAGGAGTTCCTGACCCGCACAACTGATACTGTCCACGAGCAATTGTTCGGCAGCAATTTTCTCCTGCAACTGAACGAATCCCTTCTCGCTCTCGTGTTGTTCGGGACATGCAACCTTTACTCCGAGTTCACCACCGCACTCAACTTCCGCGACTATGACATCGGAAGTTACATCATCCTGGAGAGTTCGAAGCGCCGCGTCGATACGATGTTGATGAAAATCAGTCTCACTGCCCGTCAGGCGGTCCAGGAGTGGGGTAAGGATGTCGGTGCGAAGATTCTTGAGGCCACAAAAGACCTCAAAAAGCAGAATGACCCATTCGAGTTCATTTATCTCGTGCAACCAAGGCAAAAACGGAACCCGCGCCTCAGGGACACTTTGAACATGCCCTTTGAATCCCTGATTGTAGGGGTTAAAGACAAAACCATTATATCCGAGGGCGGGTTCCGCGAGTTTCCTCACCACGTCGCCCGCTGGACGCGAGCTGCTCACGAGGTCTTCGGGCGCGGGCAGGGGACATTCGCCCTGCCGGCGGTGAAGATGTTGCAGCAGATGAATCGTGACTTCATTGAGTGCGCCAACAAACACAACAATCCACCGTTGGAGGTTTTGAATACGTTCGACGGTCAGGTCAAGGTCTTTCCCGGCGCACGGAATGAGGTTGGGGAGATGGGTTCAATAAAGGCTCTCGACCGTGGAGTCCTTGGCAACTTCCCCATTACCGAGAAAATCCTTGCGGCCCAACAGCAACTTGTCAAAAACCTCTTCTACAACGATGTATTCGTCCAACTAGCCAACTTAAAGGGCGACCGCCGGACAGCGGTGGAAATCCGCGAGAGAATCGCCGAAGGGATGCACAGGCTCGGCCCGCCGATCCGCCGTCTGCTGGAAGAACTGTTTACGCCGCTTATCGAGCGCGTTGTCGGCCTTCTGGCCAGAAACGGGAAACTGACCGACCTGCCGCCGGAGCTTGACGACAAAGACTTCGAGATAGAGTACATCGGTCGTCTGGCGATGGAGTTGAAATCTCATCAGGCGAGAGGTGGTATGCAGTTGGTAGCCTCAGTTGCAGAGATTGACCAGGCCAACCCGGAAGCGAACGCATCGGATAATATCAACTTCGACAGTCTCGTGAGAAGGCTCGCCGAAACCTTCGGAACAAACGCGGATGACATCGCTTCAGTCGAGGAAGTTGAGGCCAAACGGCGTCAAAGAGCGGAGCAACTTGCCGCGCAGCAGCAATTACAGCTTGCAGCGATGGCGGCGCAGGGGTATAAGGACACGAGTAAGGCCGCAGAAGGCGGAAGCCCGGCGGCTGAATTGCAAGAGGCGATTGGAGCATAATGGGCAAAGGCCACAGAGATAATCATAAAGCAAGGCTGAAGCGTGGCGACGTTGCTTTCGAGAAGAAGGCCAAGCGGCGCAATCCAAACCGCATCGCCTGCAATCTCTGTGGCACGAAATCTCGGGCATCGGTGATGACTGGCGGCCTGTGTCCAAGGTGTTACGGATAGGAGCGTAACGATGCCGCTCACGAAGAAAGGCGCTAAGATCAAACGCAAGATGGTGAAACACTACGGCAAAAAGAAAGGCACGAGCGTCTTCCATGCCTCGGCCAAAAAAGGTACGATAAAAGGCGTACACAAGGGCAGGAAGAAATAACGTGGTCGAGATGCAAGACAAAGCCGAGCAGCTTCGCAGGCACTACGTCAACACCTTCGGGTCGGAAAGCGGTAAGTGGGTGCTCGACGACTTGAAGAGGCACTCTACCTTCAATCGCAGCAGTGTGACAGCGAATAGAGAGCGGCCAATTGATGTGAACCGGTTGATTTATGACGAAGGTGCAAGGGCCGTAATTCTCTACATAACGAAGAAGCTCGCCAGAGACACCAAGGTCGAAAGGCCGGATAAGGCAGAGGACTCGAACAATGGCTGAAGGAACAGAGATAGCCGAGAGCACGTCTGAGGAAACTCAGGTAGCGACAGCGCCGGTCTCTATCGTCGGTGAAGACGGAAAGTTCGCGGAGAATTGGAAGGAAACCCTGCCCGAAGATATTCGCGGCGAAGTATGCCTGGGCACGGTAAACGACATTCCGAGCATGGCGAAGCAGTTCGTCCACGCTCAGCGCATGATCGGCAAGGACAAGATTGCCCTGCCGAAAGAGGATTCGCCGGATGCCGTCTGGGATGCTTTCTACACGGCCACCGGCAGGCCGACCACCCCGGCGGATTACAACCTGAAGGCGCCGAAGGATTTCCCAGAAGAGCTATTCAGTACAGAAATGGCTGGCAAAGCGCAGGACTTGTTCCACAAAATCGGTCTTAATCAGAAGCAGGCCGACGCTTTGCTCGCGTTCAACACCGACGCCGCGTTGGTGGCGATGCAAAATGAGCAGAACGCCGACGAACTCTCCATGAAGGAGCTCACCGACGGTCTTTATGCTGAGTGGGGCAACGCTTTCGAGCAGAAGAAACATTTCGGCAATATGGCCGTCACCGAGGCCGTTCTTGGTGATGAAGAGTTCCAAAAGCGCTTGATGGCCAAGTATGGCAACGACCCGGACCTAATCAGGGCGTTCGCCAATCTCGGCGCGAAGTTCGCCGAACACGGCGCGCCGACAGTTCCACAGATACCGACGCCAACCGATTACGACCAGCAGATTCAGGAGATAATGAATACCCCTGAGTACCGTGGCGGGGGTGAGATTCCGCAGGCGGTTCACGATGCCGCGGTCGCCAAGGTAAACAGGTTGCTCCAACAGAAAAGTGAAACAATCAAACCCACAGGGTAGGCTAATGCTCCTGTGGTAGCTGGGTAGCCCGCAAGGGTCCGCGAGACGGTGGTAAACCACCCGCTCACCAGCGATAGGTAGGACAGGTCCGACATCGGGTAGCCTTTCCGAGAGTTACTAACTCAGAAAGAAAGGTTACAACGATGAGTATGCAAATACCTATCGCCTTTGTTGACCAGTTCAAGGCCAACATTCTCATGCTTTCGCAGCAAAAGCTGTCGCTGCTGAGAAGGGCCTGTCGAATGGAGCCGGTCACGGGTGATACAATGTACGTTGAGCGCATGGGCCCCAAAGACGCTCAACCGCGTGGTGCAAGACACGGGGAAACGCCCATTTCCGACGCCGAGCACACAAGGCGTAAGTTGTCGATGGTGGATTACGTCGTCCCGGCTGACCTGATCGACAATCCCGACAAGCTCAAGATGATAATCGACCCTCAGTCTTCCTACGTTCAGAATCAGGTCTTTTCCCTGAACAGGCAGATTGACGATGTTATCATCACGGCTCTCGGTGGCCCCGCTTATGGCGGGCACGCGGGCGGGACCACAATCAACAACTACGATGTCGGCGAATGTCGGTTGGTTCAGTCAACGGGCGCAATTCGCGCGGCGGGTAGCGACTGGTCCGATGTGGTCGAAACAGGTCTGACGATTGACAAGTTGCTGACGTGCAAGCAGCTTCTCGATGACGCCGAGATCGACGAAGACCGCCCCCGTTATTTCCTGGCGAACCCTTACAACATCAATCAGTTTATGAATCAGGATGAAGTCAAGAGTTCGGACTACAACACGTCGAAGGTGTTGGCCACTGGGCGAATAGATTCGTTCTGCGGCTTCACTTTCATCAGGTCAACCAGGCTTGCTGCCGATGATACCGACACCGGCGCGACCAAGTGCTACGCTTTCGCACAGGACGCTATTGTGCTGGCTATCGCTCAGGAGCCGAAAGTCAATGTGGACTTGCGTCCCGACCTGATGAACTCAGTCCAGGTGTTCTCTGAATTGAGCATCGGCGCAACCAGAGTCGAAGGCCCGGCGGTTGTCGGCATTCTGCTCGATACCGAGTAAGAAAGGAGATTCCAATGTCTAGTAATTTTACATTGCCAAACAATCCTATTGATTGGCCTGGTTCTCCGCACGACTATACTGGCGATAACATGCTTGGTATTCGTGCAGTAGAAAGCACGCAAAGGTATATCTATGGTACAAGATATACCACTTGGGATGGCCGAGTTTTTAAGTATTGCGACGCTGTTGCCGCAGTCTATTCGTATCATGGCGCACGCAATAGCGAAGCATCTCTTGTGAGTTGGACAGCGAATCCTCTTGCTGGCTATGCCGGTGATAGGCATGCAACAATTACGGTGGCAACTCGCTCAGAAGATGATTTGGCTGGCGGTTTCTTCATGCTATATGATGCCAGTGCTACTGATACCACACTGTTTTTTGGTATTACTGGCAATGATGCAACCTCTGGTACAACCACAAAGGTCTATCTTGATGGTGCTATTCCGATGGCCTCAACAACTGATGATAAGCACGAGTTGTTCGAGAATCCATATCGAGAATTGACCGAAGCCACTGGCGGCGTAAATGCCTGGATTGGTGTTCCCGCTATGACAGCGGCCGCTGATGAGAAATTCTGGTGCCAGACTTGGGGACCAGCTTATATTTCCGGTGGCGAAACTCTGGACTCTGCTGTTGATGCGCGTGTTTTGAAATGGGGCTCAAATGCGGCCCTGTTTGATGACGCAACCAAGACGGCTGGCCAGATTGCCGGATACCAATTCCAAGGTTCTGGCGCAACTGCTGGTCCGGTATGTTACTTGATGTGTAGCATCTAAGGCCATACACAACCGGGGGGCTTTGGCCCCCCGGTTGCTACTAAGGAGCTTTTTTATGACCAGAATAGATAAAGATGGGAATTTGATGACGATGGCAGAAAGTATTGCTGCTGATAAAAAAGCGGCACAGGATGCCAAGAAACAAGAAGAAAAGAAGAAGAAAAAATGAAGACTGGTCTTGTGCCCCCAAACGCGCCTTGTCCGAAGTGTAAATCGTATATGTTTATGCCTCGCGAGAAAAACGGTCTTTACTTTCGTAAGTGTAGAGACTGTGGCAAGGTAAGGTATGACAAAAATTGGCTTGAAAGATTATGGAAATTCTTAAAAGAGCAAAAGGCGATAGCGGTGAAGTTATTCCTTGGAACGCTGATGCGAAAGATGTCCAGCAGGAAATAAATCACCGTACATGGAAGGCCGGTTATACCGATAGAGACGGGCAACCAAGGTCCAATAAGGATACTGGTGCAGGCAAAGGCGACTGTCGCCGTCCTGGAGATGCACAGAAATATCAACAAAACTATAGTCGTGCCTTCGGGCACGATTAAGGAGAAGGATTATGGCCGCATCAACAGATGTGACATTTTGGGCGTTCGTGTGGTACATCATGAACAACCCATACAAGAAGAAGTTGACACGACAGGACATTCACGAGATGGCGGAGATGTTTGCCGCCGCCAACCAAACCGAGTTGAGCACCAGTGATCCCGGTGGAACATATGGTGCTGGGGCGGCTGCCACGAATATCGAGTGGCCGGACAAGAATGGTGGCGCGAGTACAATTACAGCAATCGGCAACTCGTCCACAGATAGGACTGGCAACGTCGCGTGGGATATTGTGGACCAAGCCTCACAGGCCACGTTGGACCAGGCATACTACCCGCGCAGACACAAGGGTTCGTAAGGAGATAAGCTATGGCATTAGACGCTTCCAACACGGGCCCCTTACAAGCCCGTTCCTGCGATCTGCCGATAGGTGGCGCCACAAGGCATTACTACAATGGCACCGATAGCGATTCGACGACTGCGGAGTTGATGATTGATGCTCCGGGCGCAGGTAGAAGACTGATTCTGACACGCTTGGTCATCAGTTCCAAGGCTGCTCACAACCTGAGCATCTTGGATGGGGCCACAACAACATTGATTGGCCCTGCACCTTTCCTGAGACATTGTTGGTCGAAAACTTTCAAGTACGGTCTGCCATTGAGCGCTAACACGGCGATGTATGTGCATTCAAGCGGTAGTGAATACTACAGCGTCTATCTCGAATACATCAATGCGCCCGCATAAGGAGTAAATCATGGCATTAGACGCTTCCAATACTGGTGCCTTACAGGCTCGTTCCCGCGACCTCCCAATAAGCGGCGCCACAAGGCATTACTATAACGGGACCGATAATGATTCGGCGACTGCGAAGGAGATAATTGCCGCCCCAGGCGCAGGTAGAAGACTGATCTTGACGCATTTGACCTTTGTCTCGACTTTGAGCCAGAACTTGAGCATCTTGGATGGGGCTACCACAACGCTTATCGGACCTGTGCCCTTGGAACTCCAACGGTGGTCTGAGGATTTTGATTATGGCATTCAACTGACAGCCAATACGGCTATGTATGCCAAGTCAAGCGCCGACAGTTATTATCAAGTGTACGTCGAGTACATCAATGCACCCGCCTAAGGAGTAAATCATGGCCGAAGTAGAAGATGAATGTATCTTCGAGACGACAACCGACCAGGTTCAGTTCACGACCCGGACGAACGGCGACAGGATCGTCATAACAGGCATACATTTGAATCAAGTGCAGGCCACAAGCTTGGCATGGCTGGTCAATGCCGATGGCGCGGCCACGCTTGAGTTTCAAGTTAAGGTGAAGGAGACCTAATGGCCATAAGTTCGACACAGATTTCCAACATGGCACTGGCCCGCATCGGCGCGCTTCGCATAAACAACCTGACCGATGGTTCTCCGCAGGCGATTCAGTGCAACACGCACTACGCGCAGACGCGAGACGCTTTGATGCGCTCGCATTGGTGGCGATTCGCTTCGGCGAGAAGGGTTCTCGCGCAGGATGACGTCGATCCGGCGTTTGAGTGGGATAACCAGTTCATACTCCCCGCCGACTTCCTGCGCCTGAAAGACTTCTACGCCGACAACAACACGCCGACGCATACGATCACGTATACCTACGCGATTGAGGGCGATAGGCTGCTCACCGACGAGGATGCCGTGAGTATCCGGTATATTCGTCGGGTCGAGGATGTCAGCAAGTTCGACCCGTTGTTTGTCGAGGTGTTGGTCTTGGAGTTGGCGATGAAACTCGTCATGCCGCTCTCGCGGGACAAGGTGTTGAGGCGCGACTTGCAGGACGAGTTTGTTGCTCTCATGCGCCGCGTGCGAACCGTGGACAGGTCGGAGACGAGCAGAGTTGGCCGCGCGGACAGCCGGACTTGGGTAGACTCCAGAATAGTAGGTGTATAATCGCCAACGAGATTTCGCACAATTGCGATGAAGGCCAAACATTGTATGCGGTCATTCACAAAAAGACTGACGATGAAGTGTTCGACCAGGCTGATGGTGGCGATACCTGGGAAGCGTGGAATGATGCCAATGTCGGCAATTACGACGTGGCCATGACTGATCACGACGGAGATTACTATTCCGTCGATTTCCCGACCGTTATCACCACTGCTGGTGTGTATCGAGTCACAATCTTCCGACAGGCGGCTGGCGCGCCTCACGCGGATAATGACGCCTCGATTGCACAGGGCGAAATCCACTGGAGCGGGTCGGCAGAAATAGATACCACGACGCTCGAACGCCTCGCTAGAGGTGATAGAGGCGGCACGACATGGTATGTGTCTAAAGACAGCGGCGCCAGCGCCAACTCCGGCAGGTCGCCCGATGACGCCAAGGACACTATTGCAAATGGTCTTGCGCTAATGTCGAACGGCGATACACTGGTTATCGCGGCTGCGACTACCGCCTATGCCGAGAATGTGGATTTGGCTACGGCAACACTTTCGGTGAAACTCGTCGGCGCCGGGCGCGATGCGGTAACAATTGCGGGCGCTGCCGGAACCGATCCTTGCATCGAAATGTACCACGGCTGCGAATTGGAGCATGTCTCTGTCATTACAACCACAGCAGGTAAAAAAGGCGTTGTCTGCGGCGCCTCTGGCCCAGGCCAACTGACGAACATTGCTATTCGTCACGTCAAGATCGACGCCAAGATGGATGGCATCTTCGACGGGAGTGGGACGTTGAATATGTGGCTCGAAGATGTGTGGATGAAGAGCGATTACGATGGGATGCAGGTCACTTCCAACGGGGGCCGATATTTCATCAAGGGTTGCCACTTCGAGACGGACTGTTCATATCCTACCGGTTGTAATGGTTCCGCACTATTGTTCAACCGAGCGCAGTTGGTCATAATTGAAGATACTGACATTATTGCCAACAAAACTGGCGCCGGCGGTCACTACGTAGCTGGCCTGAACGTGGACGCCGAAGTATTGATAATACGAAACTCTCGAATCTATGTTAAATCGACCAGTGGTACTCACACTGGAGATACCTATGGCATCTTCATCGATAACACGTATAGCTCTATCCTTTTCGCTCAGCACGTCAACATTTACACATCGGCCGAAGGCACTGGCGGTCAATACGACATTGCAATGGACGGCGCCAACCAATTGATGTTTGCCGAAGACGTGCATTACGACAGCACGAAGCTTAACGCCTATGTGACCAGCGCGACACTCATTGATTACGGCCACATGATAGAAACGAATCAGAACATTGTGCGCAACGAGTACATAGAAACTGCACCATTGGTCATAACCGAACTAGCACCGGAGCCTTAATGCCGAACCTTGCAGTCATCTCGTTTAATTCCGGCAAACTCTCGCCGTTGATAGATGCGCGAAGCGACGTGGAGAAGTACGCCGCCGGTTGTCGAACGCTGACGAATATGATTCCGCTCGTCTACGGTGCGGCCACGCGCAGGCCAGGGACGAAATATATCGCTACTACGGAGACGAGTTCGGTGGCCTCACGCCTTGTGCCGTTCATCTACTCGGCGACTATCGCTTATCTGTTGGAGTTCGGCGAAGATATCATCCGTGTCTACTACAATGACGGGCAGATTGACGACGTAGTTTCTCCTTACGCCGAAGCCGACCTACCCGCGCTTCAGTTCAAACAGAGCGCCGATGTGCTGTGGATAGTCCATCCGTCCTACGCGCCCCGCAAACTGACGCGAACGGCGGGGGA